ATCTCTATCATTCTAGGATAGTCAACCTCGGTTGCTTCACGTATACTTATATAAGTTGTCATAGGGTAAAGTTAGAAAATGTCGTGTCCGTGATATCTTTTTTCACGCCACCAGAAACATAACTGGTGATTTCATCGGTGGTAGCATACCTTATCAACAGTCCCATATTTTTTCCCCGTTTACTTCTTGGCCACGAATCAGAAAGTTGTTTACTAAAGGTGGCATAAGAGTATCCATTTTCTCTGCAATAGTCTCTAAGATCGTTGCTATAAATGAATAAATCTAATCCATCTACGTATAGCAATTTTACGTCCGGACGCTTGTAGTGTTTCTTGCCCCTATTCGCATCGCCTATTTTATTTGCAGTTTCAGTTCCCTTTACGATAACACCAAATCTAGGATTGTTCTCACCAGAACTTTTTTTGCTAATTTTTGTGCGAGTTTCCTTTGTGTGCGTATGTCCTTTGAACCAACCCCCGACAGACAACTGCAAATCGTGTCGTTTTTTTCTTTGTTCTTCTGCGCGGGCCCCGTATATGTCTAGATATGTCTTTCCTTTGTGGTTAGGAGGTCTATTGTCCTCACAGATATTTGTAAGTGTGCCATATTCCTCATATCCTATTCTGCCATATTTTTTTATGAGTGATGACTCGATATCGTAGGCAAGATTTTCGTCTTCAATATTTTGGGCATAAAACTCTATAACAGGATAATATCCCAGTGTCTTTAGTTTTCTTATTTTTGCTGTTTTTCTATTGTTTCCTGATCGAGCAAGTTCATGTTCTGTAAAGTGTGACAATGCTCTATCGTCTTTTCCTTTACCGATATAAAACACTTGATTGTTTCTTGGATCGATCAAACCATAAACGTAGTAACACATATCAGTCTCCTTTATTCTATTTATAAAGACTGTATTATTCACATACGTAATGTGTTCTTCTCGGTGTTCGGTGCCATAACAAAACACATTATATGTACGATGGTCAAGAGTTGGTGTTATGTCTACAAGTTTATCCCCGACATCAAGCACGGAATGCTTGAATGCATGTAAAATATTATGCCCATCTTTTACTATATAATATCCTAATATGGGATTTATCTCACAGTTATTATGACAATTAAACGGCTTATCATTTTCTCTAGGAGATATTACAATTTCTCTAAGTGTTTTCGCGCCTAGAGCCCGAGCAAAAGGTAGACATTCTTCAATATTAGGAATAAAATACATTATAGGGTAAAACTTTTGAACGTTTCTTCAGTTACGTCTTTATTAACTCCGCCAGAAACGTAACTGGTAATCTGCGTTTGTTGCGGCGCTACTTGTACATCAGAACCACTAATCCATTTAGCAGTCCATGGTAGAGGATTAAGACCAGCTTTACCATTTAGACCAATCGTTCCCATACGCTTTGCAGCAATATGATCAACATAATCACAAAGTAGTTGTTCATTAAGACCAATCATAGATCCCTGATGAAAGAGATAGTGTGCCCACTTCTTCTCTTGATCGATAACTCGCTGAAAGATATCAATGGAATCAGCCCGTGTCTCTTCCCGTATTCTCGCAAAGTCTTCATCCTCTTTCGGTAGAATCTTGAGGAGGTTTTGAGTTGAGGCAAGGTGAACGTTCTCGTCGCGGGCAATGAGTTTAATGATCTTAGCATTGCCCTCCATTTTCTTGACTTCAGCAAATGCCCAAGAGCATGCGAATGAGACATAGAATCTAACTCCTTCTAATGCATTGACAGCATTGAGACATAGCCATAATGCTTTCTTGTGATCATATCGATACTTTGGCGTATAACCATATTCTGATTCTGGACAACCAAGTGTATTGTTTAGAGTAATCAAATCATCATAATACTTGCTGATATCACCAGCACAGTCTAAGATTTCTGGGATGTTGAGCATCTCATCGAATACTCTACTTGGATCACTGTATACATTGCGAATGATGTGAGTGTACGATCTACTATGAATCGTCTCACTAAACGCCCAAGTTTGGATCCAGGTCTCCAACTCTGGTAGCGAACACACAGGGAGGAAAGCAAGCGAAGGAGCCCGACCTTGTACAGAATCAAGTAGAATCTGACGCTTAAGGTTCGAGGTAAAAATGTGTTTTTCATGGTCATTTAGTGCCTTGAAGTCTTTGCCATCACGAGACAGATCAACTTCTTCTGGTCGCCAAAAGAAACCAAGTTGTTTATCAGTTAGTTTTTCGAAGATTGGATAGCGTTGTTTGTCATATCTAGCGATGTTTACATTCTCACCAAAGAAGCAAGTCTGTTGTGTTGCGTCAAATCGATTTTTATTGAATACTGACATCGCTTTCGTCTATCCATTCTACTTGATTTGCAGGAAAAGTTTGTCGCCAAACATGAGTTTCATCTTTTAAAACAAAGTCAATATCGATCCAGTAACGCATAATAAAAACTCCTTAAATAGTGCAACTATCACATTGTTCATCATCAACTTTACCTGGTGATAGTGAATCTTCAATCTCACCAGACTGATCATTGGTATTAAAATAATATAGGGTTTTGCCTCCGAGTTTGTAATGCATCAACAAGTGCCCGATCATTTCAGACAAAGGAATCTTACCATCTGGATAGTGCGCTGGATTGTAGGAGGTGTTCACGGAGATAGCTTGATCAACAAACTTCTGTAGAACTGCCATGATCTTCAGATAACCTTCTGGTGACTTCTGGTCCCACAGTAGTTCATACTTATTCTTTAGTTTCTTGATATCAGGAACAACCTGCTTTAGAACACCGTCTTTACTCTGCTTGATTGATACCAACGCACGAGGAGGCTCAATACCATTCGTTGAATTTGAAATTTGTGCCGATGTCTCTGCCGGCATTAGAGCCATCAAAGTCGAGTTACGAATACCAACTGTAGCTGCGCGAAGAGCAAGGCTATCCCAATCCATCTTATAGTTTGGTTGAACTATCTCGTCAACTTCCTTCTTGTACGTATCAATAGGCAAGATACCACTTGAGTAAAGCGTATCAGCATGCTTAGGACATGGATTTACTTCTTCTGCCAGGTCGACCGAGGCTTTGATAAGATAGTAACTCCATGCTTCAGCATATTCGTGCACAAGATCGAGATTTGGATTAGAGTAATTGCTATCATTACGAGCCAACCAATAAGCAAAATTAATGATGCCGATGCCAAGAGGACGACGGTTGCGAGTACCAATCTCAGCGGCTCTAACAGGATAGTCCTGATAATCCAGTAGGGCATCCAAAGCGCGTACAGCAATGGTGCATGGCTTTTCGAAGTCAGCTGGCTTTCTAATCTTTCCCCAATTAATCGCACTTAACGTACACAACGATATTTCACCTTGTTCATCATTAATATCCTTTAGTGGTGTTGTGGGAAGGGTGATCTCACAGTTATGTACTAGAATACCATTAGCAAAGAAGTTTGAGTTCTTTTCCACCTCAATATCATATACATCTTCTGTTTGATCCAGATATTCAATACTTAACATGTTTTCTTTTACCTTCTAATACAATAACTTTGGTATTTTTATTGTGACTGGATTTACCTAGATTTGCTTGACGTAACTTATCACGATGTTCTTCTGATCTAAAGAATGGATTATACGACATACCTGATTTTTCTTCAATGATTTTTATCATGTTCTCATATTTACCATTAAATCTAAATGGTCTAAATGATTTAGGAAATCTAATGTCTCGCTTTTTACATTCTTCTACTAAAGCTGAATGTCCAACGATTCTACCTAAATCATAAAATACTTGTATGGCAATATCAACCAAATCATCATTAGTGTATTTTGTGCTATTTCCGTTTTTTATCCCATCTGATCTTATTTTCATTAATGAAAGCCACTGTGAGTATTTTTCATCGGGAACAATCCATCCACCACAACCGCCTGGCTTAGCATTATATCCAAACTTATTATCCATCAGAAAAAGTTCTTTTATATAACGTTCTTCTGTTCTTTTACATTCTTCAACATCATCAGACTCAAAGAGAATCTCTAAAGTCCAATCGTCCACACCATATTTGCGAATAGCAGAATGAAATCTAAACTTACTGCCCTGTCTAACAGAAGATTGGTGAGCTTTCCATCTTTGATCTAAATTTCTAACAGTGTAACCGACATAACCTTTACCATTTGTTTTATTTGTTATTTTATATACAATAGCCATAAAATGTTTCCTAATAGTAGGTTTAGTTGTTTCATGACTATTTATATATTTTACTTTTTAGAGATTATTCTATTAACAGTTGATCTGTTTCTAGCAAGTCTTTAGCCTCAACATATCCTCTATTTTTTGTGTATACTCGATGGTCGGGAGTACAAACAATAGAGTTTCCGGTTTCCATGTCTGTGATACGCATGACCTTCGCGCCTTCTCTGGTTTTCAATGAAGCATTGATATTCTTGAACTCATTTTTGCCCGTCTTGATATTTCTACTATAAACTTTATCACCAACTACAGCATCTTTCAGCTTAATATCTTCTATAGAACCATCAGAATGCTCAACCGTAATCCAAGTATCTCCGCTAAGGCAGCAGAGATTGCTCATCTTGATCAATGCCTTCTTCTTATCAAATGAACCATGATCGTTAGCATGGTCAACATTCATCAGATAGATTCGACCAGTATCCTTTCTTTCTTGCATGAAAGCTGAGAATAGATCAATCGCAGGAATAGACTTCTTTCTGATTTTTGGATTGCGTTCGTATTTCTCATAGAGACTACGAAACTTGTCATTATCATTAAAGAAACATTCATACAGATCAGGCACATCAGAAGGCGAGAATAGAGTGATTACACCACCAGATAGAAGTCGTTCGTACATCACCTTATTGAACTGAACGCCATAGTCCATATGTCGAATACGATTGTCTTCAGTGCCCTTATTGTTCTTAAGAACTAGAAGTTCTTCAACTTCAAGATGCCAAAGAGGATAGTAGATGGTTGCTGCACCACCTCTTACGCCACCCTGCGAACACGATTTAACAGCAGATTGAAAATGTTTCCAGAATGGTACAACGCCAGTATGAACAGCATCCCCACCGCGAATGGGAGAGCCAATAGCCCTAATGCGACCACCGCCGATTCCGATTCCAGCTTTCTGAGAAACGTACTTAACGATTGCAGACGATGTGGCATTAATCGAGTCGAGAGAATCATCCGACTCAATAAGCACGCAAGAACTAAACTGACGCTGAGGAGAACGAACTCCAGCCATAATAGGAGTAGGCAAGCTAATGTCAAATGTAGAGATAGCATCATATAGTTCCTTTACCCACTTGATACGGTCATTCTTGTAGTTTTGAAACAATGTCATGGCGATCAACATGAATGCCATCTGAGGCGTTTCATAGAACTGACCAGTAACACGATTCTTGATTAGATACTTACCACGAAACTGCTCCATAGCAGCATAGGTAAGAAGATTGTCACGATCATGGTCGATGTAGTTGGAAAGTTCAATCCACTCTTCATCTGAATATGAATCATCTAGTTCCTTGTCATAATAACCAGCATTTTTTACGGTCCCATAATGAACAAATAATGATACAGGTTCATAATGTCCATACACTTCCTTACGCAACTGATAGTTGATTAGACGACCAGCAACGTATTGATAGTTAGGTGTTTCTTCAGAGATAAGATCAGCCGCGGCTTTGATCAGTGTTTCTTGAATGTCCTTGGACGTGATGCCATTGTGAAACTGAATCTTTGTTTTGATTTCAAGTTCTGATACAGATACACCAGAAAGCCCTTCACACGCAAACTGACATACACGATGGAACTTGTTTAGGTCTAGTGGTTCTTTACTTCCATCGCGCTTAGAAACATAAATCATGCATTATTACCTATTGAATGTATATTGTTGACTGTTCGCTGTAATGTTCAAAGTGTCCCAGTTTTGTACTCCTAGAGACGAAACTCCAAGTGTATTACCTCTGAAGTAGTTGGCAACATCATTCATTTCTTCTTGAATGTCAATGCCTGATGTTTGACCTGTAGTAGTACCTACCTGTGTACCATTCGCTAGAAACACTGCTGAATAACTTACTGACATTACTTATTCTCCTACCTAGACTTATATTCAGAATGAGAATACTTCATCAACTCATTCCTTTCCTGTTCACTCAATACATATACTTCTTCCACCGCAGGTTGATCAAATGGAATACCAACCATTTCAATACCAAACTTGGTTCGATAAGAGAAACTGTGAAAACTCTTTGGATCGATTCTGAAAATCTTTCCATTGTGCTTATATCTAGGATTAATCAAAGCAGGCGAAGTGACGACATATAGATCATCTACCTTGCTACACTTTGTCAATTGAGTTTTACGAAAAGAAACGCAATCCTTGTATACATAGGGTTGTTCTGTCTTAACTTCAACCAGCCTATCGCCGTCAACAATCATGTCTTTGGTTCGATCATAGTTGTCCAACGACATCTCCACTAGATGCCCATTTCGACTTAACCAGTTAGATACAATCTTTTCACCAGTTTTGCCTAGAATCTCAATTCGTTCATTATGTGTCATCATTCTTCCTTAGTATCACAGAACCGTCATCATGTAAATGATAATCTAACAAAGTTTCTTCATCCCATCCCATTTGATTGAGAATGTCTAGTGGAATTTCAACGTATGCTTCGCCGTCTTCATCTTCAAATACTGTCGTGGTATAAGTCTTACACATCTTTCAATGCTTCCACAATAGCAGGGAACCGTTCGGTGATGATTTCCCAACATTGTTCTGCTATAATACGGTGTTTCATTACTTTCTGCGAAAAGAATCAAGAATAGTTATCAGATATGACCTTTTCCAGATATTCCCGCATATCTGGAAACCGTTCTAGGATTACTTCAGTAATCTGTTCGGCAACAATACGATGTTCTTTCTGAGTATCGGGATGATTCCTGACCGCAATATAATGGACAAAACTCCTTAAACTACCAGACAGGATTAGTACGGATTCTGTAAGTCCCTCGGGCAACACTCCACGAGCCTGTTCCTTCGCAATACCATTATCAATAGCCCACTGATATGCTTTCTTGCTTGCGATTAGAACATCGGCTTGGGCATCTTCCCACATCGAAGCCAATTCTAGATCATCTGTCTCAACACTATTTTGCCGGTTCTTTGGATCCTGCAAACGCGCTTCACGAGTAACGAACTTCAAGTCCTTAGTAGGATCAGCATATCGCTGGCTATACTCTTGAAACGAGAACGAACGATGGCGAAGAATCTGTCGGGCGATGTCACGCGTGGTAGAAATACGCATACTAATATGTACGCATTCTAAGGGACTCCAATGCTGATTCTTGATTAAATATTGAAGCAGTTTTGGAGCAGTTTCGTGATTTTGTTGATTACTAGGATTGCTAACTCGCGCGGCCCAAGCAACCAACTCTGATGCATCGATGCACCCTGTTGTTTCGTAATCTGGCTGAGTAATGCCTACAAGATTAACGCTGCTCATACTTTCTTCCATTTCATCAACTCCACACGAGCCTCTAGCCCGCTAAATGTTCGCTTCTCTAGGACGATTGTGATGTGTTCAACATCTGCTCCATTCAGAATCATGTCATTGATATCTTTGCCCTTGAACGTATCGTCCCATATCATTACACTATAACCCTTATCGATCATTTTGTCAAGACGTTTTACGATTTCTTTATTGCGAGGCTCATTATCAAGAACGTAAACAACGTCCACAAAGGATTGATCCAGAGTAACATCAGCACCGCCCATAGCAAGACTATTTGCCACAAAAAGTGAGTCGAGTGGTCCTTCAAAGCAGTATACCCTTTTGTTTTTATCAACAGTGTCAAGACCAAAGATTTTTGGCCTGTCATCCAGCATGATAGTTATATAGCGTAGATTTGACTTTGGATTAAAACTTCTACCCTGATAGCCAAACATGTTTCCGTCTTCATCAAGAAACGGAATGATCAGTCTAGGCTCATCTTGTTTCGTATCCAGCTTATCTGGAATCATGCTGTTAGTCCACTCCGCAAACTTGGTGCAGTAGAACAACTTTGCATGATGTTTGTTTTCGATCTTCCTAGAGAGTATATACTTCTTAGCAGGATGATCGTATGTCAGTTGAGATATCTTCTTCAGCTTACGTAGAGGTGAACCAGACTTCAGGAAAGCTGGTGGTGTAAACCTAGCAATGTCTTGTTTTGGTGGTTCTTTGGTCTTGATATCAGCCCTGTTCTTGAACTTCTCTACAACATATTCGTGGTGTAGAGTATGATCTATGCTCTTAAGGAAGTTGGAGAACCCATGAGCAAGCCCACAGTTGTAGCACTTGAAATACGTCTTGCCCTTGTGCTGAAATAAATATGCACGGGCTTTGTATTTGCTCTTCTGCGAATCACCACAGAACGGGCACCTAAAGTTGGCTACATATGGGCTAGACTTCTTTACTTTGAATCGTTCTAGCCTGTTGGATAGAATATTACAATACATAACATCTAGGTACAAGTCACTCATATTCATCCTATACATCTGAATCTACAGTTGTATAATACGCCAACTGTAGACCAATGTCAAGGGTTTTTTAGAGAAAAGGTGCCATGAATGGGATAAGTCCCATTTTGAAAAGAATAAAGCAAGCCACAACGCCTGTCGCTGTGAAATACCACTTATGTAGGTCCTGCTTGTTTTTGATGCCAGTAAGATCAACATGAAGCGAATCGATTCGTTTGTTGGTTTCCTGGTGAAGAGCATAAAGGTCTTCATCTGCACGTGCATGTTGCCCAAGTTTATGTTCATGAACAGCAAGCATTTCCTTAAGAGAAATGGAAATGTCCGTGAGTTTTTCCATTGTTACGTCTATTTTGTCACAATAACTTGTAAGTTGTGTGATATCGCGTTCCAATACGGCAACTTTGGTTTCTAAATCAGACATTGTATTCCTCTTATTTGCAGTGAGTCTGAACCCAGTCTATCAATGACGAATGATCAACATTAAGGTCATTATATGATTGAATATCATCTAACCACAAATCGATCACTTGTTTTTCTGTTAACTTTGTTTGTGTTACCTTTGGCAAGTCACCGTGCTTTGTTGTGAAAGCAACAGGTGGATTGCAAGGATTAGTTACTATTACTGGTGGTCGTGCGGGCGCCGTTAAGCACGCCGATAACGGTAGCATCAACATCGCAGCTAGGAATGTCTTGTACTTCATGGTCGATCACCTGTTTTGCCTGTATAACTTTTTGAACGATAATCTGCTTCTTGGTCTGTGCGGCCGCTAAAGCAGTTTGTTCGTCTGAAAGTTGTTTCTTCAAGTTATTTATTTGTATCGTTTGAGCATCTACCGTCGATTGGATCACAGCAGCATTGCATTGTGACTTAGCTGCATTGTAACCTTTATCATAAACATAGTTGTATCCAAGTACACCAATCAATAGTGCAATGCCATATGGGGCCAAAGACGTAAGAATACCAGAAGGTGAAAATCCCTTAACTGTACTCCAAAGATTTGACACAAAGTTAAGCACCGAATCCGCCCATATTTACGCCACCCATTACACGTCTTTGCATCTGTGATGGACCTTTAGCGTATTCTTTCTGGCGATCAGCTTCTTTTTCTTGGTAGGTTTTTTGCTTTTTCCTGTACACTGGAGGCGATGCTGGCTTTCCTGTGTTGGGATCTATCACACTAGCAAGACCTGCGTCCACCACCGCTGGTGCCGCACCAGAAGTCTCGTTTAGATCGCTTCTGAAATCTCTAAACTTTTTCATTAGCAGTGCCACCTTCTTAGAGACATTGCTTTGCGTGTTGGGCGCCCCTTGTCGTCTTTCATAGGACCTGGATTGCCCTTCATTCTAGCACAAAATGATTTTCTGCGCTTGGCTGCTTTACCTTCTGGATTGAGTTCGCTAGGCTTCTTTGTAACAGCAGTATGAATGCCAAAATGTTTAGCGCCCTTTGCTGTCAATCCAGCACCAGATTCGGTAGAGCGATAGTATCCCTTAGAGTCTGCGCCGCGCTCTACAAGAACATCTTCCTTGACGGGGACACAGTTAGGAACTTCTTTGCCATTCTTTTTCTTTTTGCCCACCATCTGATAACCCTTCCAGCAAGGATCATCTTTCATTTCACAAAAAGAAGCAAAGCTTTCCATTATTCGTCGCCTGTTTCTTTGCCTGACATCATATAGTCAGCAGCAGCGTCTAACATGCCAGAGCCTTTAGCAATCTTTGTTTGTACCCAAGCAGGAAGATCACCTTCGCCTTTGAGCATCTTCAATAGATTTTCACAAGCGCGCTTTGCTGTTTCAAGTTCTGTACGAGCCATTTGGTACTCAACATCTTCCTTGACTTCTTTACTGCAACCACACTTCATTTCTTGACATGCTTTGCATGGCTTCTTTTTGACTTCTTCTTGAAGTTCTCTTAAGCTTTTCATATTGACTCTAGCCTCTTCTTGATGTATATATCAGACTCAATGTCTGTGTTTTTAATGTTTATACCTTGTAGCCCGATATTCACAACATGATCTGGCATATAGTTTAGAAGTTCAAGGAAGGGCTTCAACATTTCTTTGTATTCGTATAACTTGAAGAACAACATACGAGTGGCTGGTACTAAACCGAACACATTATAGATGACGATAATATGATTCAGTATCAGCCGCTCCCTCAAATCACCATTTTCAGAATAGATGTTGAATAGTCTTTTCAGATACTTGAATCTCTTCAAGTCATCATAAAACTCCACAGTGTCATAACATTGTGCATTTTCATAATGTTTAGCTGAATATAATAAAAAGTTTGTTTCATCAAGTTTTTCATGCATTATGGAATATCATTATGTTCCGATTGCTTGCCAGAACACATTAGTTGCCGCGGCGTTTGCTGTTAAGATTGTTGCACCTGTCTTTGTCCACGCGGTAACAGCGGCACCATATGTAGCGACTGCGGTGTTGCTTGTTGCAATAACAACCCATGCGTTTGTGGTGTAAGGTGATGTAAAAGTAACGGCGCCGGCAGAAGAACTGGCTGATACCCAACCCCAATTTAGCTTTAGCCCATTTGGAAGATAACTAGCACCATTCGCGGCCGATGTCGCGGATCCAATAGCAACTACAGTTGAGTTGATTGTAACGTTTGATGTTGAGTTGCCGATAGACAAGTTTGATGCTGTCAATACACCGCTAGTGTTTGCTACTGTATTATACAATCCTTCAACAGTTGAGTTCCCGAATCCATAAACTGTGCTATTACCAACATTGGCAGAAGATGAGTTGATCAGATAGACACTGGTGTTTACCCCACCAGCCGCAGTAACTAAAGCTTCATATGTTGAGTTGCCAAAGCCGTAGTTAGTTGAGTTACCAGTAAAGAAGTGAGTGGCATTGATCTGTGTGTTTACTGTATTGTTACCTAATGTAACTAGTGCTGCGTTTGCAGAGAAACCTTGAGTTGTTCCAATAGTTGAAACAAGAAGAGATCCAGTAGCATTTGCAACAGCTACACCAGAAGAGTTGATTACAACATTCGCACTAGCATATACTGCCGCATTTGAGGCATAGACGGTTACGGTAGAAACGTTTGTAGTTGCATTGACAATAGAAGTAACAACAGTCGTTGAGTTGATTACAGCATTGACTGAACCGTTACCAACAGTAAGCGATACTGCACCAGCAGCTTGGTTGCCGATGTTTACTTTGGTTGCTGTGATTTTCATCACTTCATTTGTGATGAGGGTGCCATTGGCAAAGAAGTTGATGTAATTTGTTGTGCCGCCACCCAAAGCAGCAACACCAATTGAAAGATTGGTGTTGCCAGTATAGAGATAACCATCTGATGGTCCATTGATAGTCCAGAATGATTCGCTGAATGTGGAACTACTGATACCCATATCAATGAAGTTGTTTCCAACTAGACCGTTATTATCATAAGCAGCAAAGTCGGATGATGCATTGACGCCATTGTTGGCATTGGTGATGACGATATCAACAGAACTATTAGAACTACCAAAACCAGCAAGTGCGGATGGTGTACCAGCAACGTTTAGCCCACTGATCTGTACGTTTGCAGAAGTGTTGCCAATGTAAGTTGCGGTTGAGTTTGCTAAGAAGAAAGAACCAACAGTATAAGTGGATGCATTGACTACGCCAGCATATGTTGGAAGATATGATGCGATGTTTGCAGCAAGGGTGGAGTTTAGCTGATAAGAAGCAGCAGCAACTCCACCTAGATAGTTTGCGTTGTTTGCAGTATAATAAGCAGTTTGTGCTAACAACACACTAGGAGTAATAGAATATGTCGTATTGGTACCGGCAGTATTCTGCACAATGATCATCAAGTCCTGTGTAGGATTTGTTGTCGTTGCAACAGGTAGTTGTGTAATCTTAATCGGACCATTTGACATATTCAAACCCCTAGTGTGTTGTTGTTATACTATTACTTATGAGTTAGGGAATGTACCATTATCAGCAGCGTTTTCAGTTACATAAGGTGAAGTGCCAGTTAGAGCAACTAGTGTTTCAACGTATGTACGACCAGAACGACCACCAAGTGTCACGTTGACTGGTGCACCTGAAGATGCTGCACCAAATGAACCAGCAAACGTAATGCCTGTACCTGTACCTGTACCACCGCTCGAATTTGAGTAAGTGAATACTAGGTTAGCAGTTGTTAGACCGTTTGTGAACAATCCTGGGTTTGTGATCGTGATGTTTGAGTTTGCAACTGAAGTTGATGTTAGGTTTGCAGTAGCAGCAACAATCTGACCAGATGATGCCATAGAAGCACTAGCAACGTTAACACTCTTAGTTACGACATATGTTCCAGCACCACCAGCAGTACCTGATAGCTGTGCAAGGATCTGTGTACCTGTAGCAACGCCTGTACCAGTGATGATATTGCCGACTGTGATCGTACCTGTTACTGATGATGCAGTTAGGATACCATTAGCAATAACACCAGTGAATGATGCGAGAGCAAAAGTAGCAGTGACAGTAACAATATCACCAGCAACATAGCCTGAAGGCGTACCGGTTGCTGTAACGTTAGCAACGTGTAGCTGATGCTGATAGGTTAGTGAAGCAACTGAAGTGTTGGTGAAACCAGCACCTGGATAAGCAAGTGCAACAGAAGCGATGTTAGCGCCTGAACCAGCAGCACCAGCGTTAGTTGTGATAATGCCGAGAGCATTAGCAGAACCACCAGATACGATGACTGTTTCGCCGTTAGCATAACCTGAAGTTGAAGTTGAGTTAACAGTGAATGTAGCAACTGGACCTGAACCGTAACGAACTTCTGTCCAACCAGCATGTTGGCTGTGGCCAAATACTGTTTGTTCATATGTTGAGAAGTTTACAGTGTTGCCAGTAGAAGAACCAGTCGCATAAGCGTTTGATGATAGTGTAACTGTAGTAGCGTTGACTGCAACAACCTTAGGAAGAACAGTTGACATTGTAACAGTAGCACCAGAAGCGCCGTTTGAGATTGAGTTGCCGCTTAGTACATAGTTACCGATACCGTTTGTGGCAGTTGATGAAACAACATAAGTGCCGTTTGCGATACCGAGAGTTGCGTTAGCAAGTAGTTCTTGACCAACAGCAAGTACTGGACCAGTAAATGATGTAACGTTTAGAATGTTACCATTTGAACCGATTGTACCATTTGAAATGGTGCCAGTGATTGTTGCGGTGTTTGTTGAAGTTGTACCATAAAGTGTTGGTAGTACTGGTAGGTTATTACCAGAAGCGACCATACCTGGTGCAATCTTTGAGAAGAAGAAAGTTGATGATGCGTTTGTTAGTGGTGATGTGGTGTTCAATAGAACAGCGGTTGAGTTGATCACGTTAGCAACAGCAGCATATGAGCCAGTGTTTGACCAAACTGGTGAACCGCCAGTTGTATTAGCAGCAGTACCATAGATTGCCATACCAGGAGCAATGTTTGCGGTCGATGTTAGACCAGTCATAATCGCGTTACCCTGTGAAAGGGCACCCGTCTGTGTGTTTGCAAATGCTGGTGTTGGATTGGTTAGAATGTTATTGCCAGCAATGGTGTTTGCAGTTACAGTAACATAGTTTGGAATATTCAACATATTGAATACGCCAAGAGCTTGGTTGTTCTGGAATGCATTTGGTGTAGTGTTGTTGTATAGGTTATAACCAGTTACGTGGTTATAATCAAAAGTAATATTTGCACTAGCAGCAGTTGTACCTGAAAATGTCTGTGACATTTGAACTGCGGTTGAGTTGATGATACCTGTAACGATAGCACCAGATGATAGGTTAGCCAGCACAGTGTTTGAAATGACTAGCTGATTGACTGTAACACCTACAGTTGATGCCATTGAAGTGATGACATTACTACCTTGAGTAAATGTTCCAGTTGTAGTGACGTTAGCTTGCTGTGCATAAGCTTTATCTTTTGCAGTAATGCCATAAAACTTTGGTGCAGAGTTAGCTTGATCTGTTGATTTCCATAAAGACATTCGTATTCTCCTTGCGAGTTCTTTTTCTGATTATTTATCTATTTATGCAAATGAAACATGCTTGAAACGTAGTCAGATGGCTTCTCAACAAAGTCTGGGATTTGCACCACAGCAACATTAGCCGTTACTTTCACAACAGGAGGAGCCGATACCTTCAGATGCACCTCTTCTTGGTGTTTGATCTGAGGTACGGCTTCCTGCTTATTCGTGATAATAATATTATGTGCTATAATAGGCACTTATTTATCCTTGAATAGACCTGGATTGTTTCTACGAAATGTTTCTTCTTCAGCGATCTTCTTTAGATTCTGATTTTGTGACATGATATCACGAACAGCAGATTCGACAGCATGATAGCGCGAAGCAGCAGTATAAGGTGTTACCTTTTGTTCATTTGATTCGCTGATGGTTTCTTCTTTGGCAAGTTTAGTTACTGCCTTTTGAATACCGATTTGTCGACCAAATCCATTCATAAGTTTCTCTTGATCAAATCGCTTACCGCTTCCTTCTTTTTTGCCAGCATTATATGCATTATTATGAACGTCAACGGTTGCTTTCTTAACATAAGAACCTAGAGTTCCTTTTGACAACTCTTCCAGATTTAAAATCTGGACTTCCAGATTTTCTAGTTCCTTCTCAACTCGACGATCAATATCTGACTCGTCAAAGATACCTTCTTCAAGTGCATCTGCGAACAGAGACATCAACTCTTCTTTACGAAGCATCTTGAAGTCTTCAGCGTCTAGATGACCATTGTCGTTTTTATCAAGCTTCTTCTGCTTGCCGATTAGCTTCTTTTCTTCTAGTTCGGCTTCTTCTTTACTGAAAGACTTATTCATTGCAGATTCGGCATCTTTGACAAACTTCTTTGCACCGATTGGAGTTGCTGTTTTATCTTTAGCACGATCTTGTCCTGCACGATCAAACTTGGTTTCTGGAGATTTATCCATTTCTTCCAGATTACGGAACTTGTTTGATGAACTTACACCCCAAAGTGGCGCTTTTGTTTCTTCTGACATTACTTCTTCCCCTAAGGATGATTTGTGTTCTTCATGTGATTTACGAATCTTGGCTTGAAATGCTTCTTTATCCGCAGGCTTTGGTAGACTATTATAGTGATCTAATGTCTTTGATGCCATAGAGCCTGATACGTGATGTGTCTTACCATTCTCATACTTGATGTCTTGACCACCAGTCTGATTGGTAGAAGCTTGCCTTAGTATGTTGATGATGTGTTCTGATGGCGCGTGTTGTTCTGGCGGCAATACACCATTCTTGCGAAGCCTGCGAATGCGATCCATATGCTCGGGATTATCATGATAGAGTTTTTCTTTATTATTAGGATTGATTGTGTATCCAAGATCCTTCTTTGGGCGACCTCGTGCTTCTTCTAGTTCGGTTTCTTCTTTCGTAGATTTTCTGCCAGTCAAATTTGAAATATCATCGGATGAAAAATCTGAAAAGCTTTTTGGATCAACATTGTGTTTTTTTGCGACTTCATTTTTAATAGAATCTCTTTTGTCGGCATACTTTCTAAAACTTGTATTCAAAAAAGGATGTGCTTCACTTTTAAGTCTGCTGTAGAACTCTTTTTGTGCTGGATGATCATCTGTAAATTTTTCAGGTCCATCGCTGAATATCTCATCAATATGTTCAACTTCTTCATTAGTGAGACCGGCATGACGCATAGCAGAATCTTTAAACTCTGCACCAAACGTCTTTACCTTACCGTGCTTGTTCATTGCATCCCAAGCATTTGGATTTGTCTTGCTCTTTCTTACATATGGTGTGTTGTTTGATTCTTCAACTTCTTCACCATGAACCTTATAAGATGCAGCAACAGCCTGCTTCACTCGCTCGGCCTTACTCTTGCCCGCGAACTTTGGATTCTTTGATTTCACAAAGTCATGAATGATTTCAGATGTTGGTGTATCTTTATTGATTGGCATCGGGCGCTCCTACAGGATTCTTTTCTGTATTTATAAAAACTGATTATCGATTCTTTGTGGAACCCATCTTGTCGATCCAACCGATCTGAAGATATTGTTCTAAATCTTCTTTTCTTATTCGTTTTCTTTTTGATATAGTGGGATTAAATATCCACACAGAACCCATTATACTTTGTTGTGCTTTCTTGACGTTGGCTTCACATGATTTTAGTTTTTCTGCGCTTTTGCTTTTTCCGCCTATACTACCCGCGATATTTGCATGTCCTAATGAAAAGCCACACTTTCCTTCTTCATTGGCGATCTTTATTGATTTAGAAATATTGTTACGAACGTTTTCATCAAATAACTTATCAGATTTTCGTCTTTCTTTAAGGTTTAAGCCACCCAAAGACTGATCTTCAGTTTTGTATATGTGACCATAGTAACGATTTAACCACTTTTCGTTTTGAGTAACTTTCAATCTTTTTAAAACTTCATTTTCATACTTTTGACACTTTACTACACAATCAAAGGTCTTTCTTACTTCAAATATCAAAACATCTTTTCCTTCTTTATCTATGATATCCTTTATCACTTTAGAAGAAGTAAAATATTCTTTACCCAAATCGTCAGGATGACAACCTTTTGCAAATCTGCAACCATAATATTGTTTGCCAGAAGTAATATGTGTTACTCTATATGTGTATGGTATTCTATCTTTCATCTGTTTTTTACCGTAGAACGAAGTTGCCAACCGTGTTTGTGGTGAATGTCAATGCGATCTTGTAGAAAGTTGCTGACACCAAGTTCTTTTTCTGCTTCTGCTTCATGATATGCACGAGTAAGCGATTGAATAACGATTTCATTGTCATGTAAAAGTTGTGATGCCATTTGCACAGCAGTAGAAACATTTCCTGTTTTCAATGGAATAGTTACAGCATCTTCAATATTTGTCAGTTCTGAGAAACGACTGAGTGATCCTGGAGCATATTCATCAATTGCTCTAATGTGTTCTGCTATAGCATCAACTGCTTCCCACACTTCATCATATAGTTTATTGAAAAACTTATGAAACTCATAGAAGTCTTCGCCAGTTACATTCCAATGATACCCATGAATCTTCAAATAAAAAGCAAATGTGTCTGCTAGTGCTACCCTAAGTGCATCGCCAAGATCGCTCATTGTTGTTCCTTTACGTATCTGCCATCTGGTGTTTTGATTACTTTGCCGTCTTTTCTTGAAACCCAGCCAATAATCGTGTACCCACGTTCTTTCCAGTCTGGAGCCTGTGAGAGTAATGTCTTATTATATATGACAACAAATTGCTTGACATGAGCGCGCTGGTAGTCTCTGTATGAAAGAATGTATGCGCGATCATCTATGTTGGTTTGTTCTGATGCCATCTTTTCAGCAGCGGCATATGCTTGATTCTTGTCGTTGTGCATTAGAGATGGATTCTTCAATACATCCTGCATCTGCCCTTGTGGACCAGCAGGAATAGAAGCAACTTCGCTTTCTTCTTTTAGCATTGAAACAAATCGACCAGAGATTACCGACCAGTCAATGATCTTGAAGATGTTCTTCAGATACTCCATCTTGTCTGCTTTATAGTCAAGCGCCCAAGCGTGTTCCCACCAATCAATCAAAAGAACTATTTTCATTCCTGAATGATATTCGTGATTTGGAATAACATGAATATCACACTTATCATCAAGATAGATCCATCCAGATCCTTGAATGCCCTTTGCGACTTCTTCTATCTTTTCATATAGGCTCTGTATTCCGCCAATCTTTTCTTTTGCTGTGCCTCCAAACTCAGAAGATCCTGATTCGCAGAACTGAGCGAAATACAAGTTATGCAGAATAGCGCCACCAAAGTTAAAGTCTTTATCACCTTCATTCTTATTATACCTTTCAACATATTTGGCAGCCAGCCCGTGATAGTGATAATCCATTGTGTCTTTGCTTAGAACAGGATCAAGATCGCCAATACCATACTTCAACTTCTCTTGAATCAGTTTGATCTTTTGTTCTGTGAATGTGCCAAAGTTTTTCATTATAGTTGCTCGATAAAGTTCCAAGATGACACAACGTTTGACGTACCGCCACCAGCCGCCAACTGTCTCACACACAAGGTCAGTGTTGCAGGGTTTTGATTGATATCTGCGCCCAAGTTAAACGTTCCAGGTAGACCATCAAATGCTGCCGATATTGCACCTGATTGTGTGATGCCAGAAAGTACAGTCAATCCACCAGTTATTGTTGCTGTGTTGCTCCAGGTCCAATACTGACTTGCTCTGCCTGTATTTGAATTAGATACCGCACTATTGCCATTAAATGCATATGTTCCGTTTACATTGGCATTATATACGACTGTATATAAGAACGTTGCGGCAGTAGAGTTTTTGCCTTGGTTGTTAATATCAACAAGATTAAACTCACCAGGAGTAATATCTGCGCTTTGATACGGTACACCAGCTCGTAACCCAATAGACATGATTGGTGTTAGTGTTGTGCCTGAAATGTATCCATTCGTATTATATGCAGTAGTAGGTGATGGATTAAACGATGACGGTGATTCTGCTTGAAACGAAATACCAGACATGTTGAATGTGGGTGGTGTCGTTTGTGTAGATGAGTTGAAGATTTCTCTACGAAGCGGTAAGCTGTTGTCAGTGATAAAGTTTGTTGTTAGCCCAGGTGCAGTATAGCTTTGAACGTGACAGATTTGTGGACCAATAGGTGTGCCCATACCAAAACGAATACGACCAGTTCTACCACCAATAAAGTCGAACCAGAACGTATAGTATTTGTTGAATCCATTTGTAAAGATGTTAAAACCAGAAGGACCAGTGCCATCTAGCTTATCTGTATTAAAGCTGTTTGCATATACACGATCTTCAATGACAGAACCATTAGCAACAGTTCTTCTTACAACAATGGCAAGAGTATTTGCTGATGCACCACCCTGTTCCCAATAGATACCATTTGATGGATCAAACATACCAGATCGTCTAGTAACACCCGATTCAGTTGTGTTAGCTGTGAAGTTTAGTGTAGTATAGATTAGGTGTGATGTACCAGGAACAATCTTGAACTTAGAAAAAGTCTGACGATATGTATAACCAGCAGCAGTGTTACCACTAGTCATTTGAATTTCGGCAGTGTTTGCTAAGAATTGGCTGTTTGCATTTGTTCCGTTTAGTGCTTGTGACCATCTAAATGACGTATCGTCATCAACTACAGGAACATACCATTCTTGGTTTAGTGTAGCTGATGTTCTAGTCTTTGATAATGCATCTTGTGACCACGTTGGAGCTTGTTGAACATAGACGTAGTTTGTTGTGTTTGATTGTACACCAACAGGAAGTGGTGTTGTGTTGGCAATTGATGTGCCATTGCTATTGTAGATGTTTGTGTTAGATACACCAGAGATAGCAATATTACCAACTACTGGAAGCGGTGTTGTATTGGTAATAGGAGAACTATTGCTGTTTTCTATGGCAACGTTATTAGTGAAAACAAAAGACATTAGATAATTCTCCAGCCATTACGATAGATAAAAGTCAAACTCATATTATTAATACCCATTATTGCAGAAGTGTCGTTGTCGATTGTGTCGCCGTTCGATGCAACCACTGTGATGTTATTTATAGCACACTGACCACTCTCATCTTTCACGACAATCTGATATCCACTTTTCTTCAATGGTGGTAATGTGATCGTACATGTTGTAGGACAGTTAACACCGATATAATAATCATGGTTCTTTGCTGTATAGTTTGTATTAACACCGATTGCGCGAAAGGTTAGTTCATCAACAGAACCAGCCCCGCCGCCTCCCATTTGAGAGATACGCGAGGCAAACTGATGTAGATTCAGCACTGTCTTTTTGAGTTGATCTATCTCTTTCCGCATTGCTGGCGGAATCTCTGGCGGCGCAGATTTAATAATCGTCTCAGGAACTTTTGGTTGTGGTTCAACTGGAGTGGCAGCAGAGTTAGGTTGTGTTATTTGTCGAGTAGTCTCATTGCGCTTATCAACAAATGTCTCTACAATAACTTCAGACTTCTCTTCAATCTTCTTTGGAGCAGCAACACCAAGTAGAGCATTCTCAAACTGTTCTAATAGTTTGCGCTCTTTCTCTTTCTTTGCAGCCGCTTCTTCAATCTGCTTAAATGCACTTTCTGAAACTTCTGGATTGCCCAGAAGTCTAGATAGATTATTCAGAAGTTTTTTCTCTTTCTCATTCACTATTAATGCCCTGAACTTCCACTTTTACCAGGTGGTAATGATTTAATAGAACCGTCTGCCATACGAATAGGAACTTTTGATGAAAACACTTTCTTGCGTTTCCCTGTGGTTCCAAGTGATACTTCGATTTCCTCTTTGACTGCCTTTTTCTTGGCTTTGCGCTTCTCATTGCTGATGGCTGAGTCAATCGTCAATGGCTGTCCGATAGTACCAGTATTTATTTCGTCTTGATTTGGGCTTGCATCAGTTGCACCAGAGATGCCATCGAAACCCATTTCAGAAAAAAGCGATTCTTTCATCGCCTTGAATGTCTTGGCTTTCTTGTAGCCTTTAGAGTTTGCATTCTTTGCTAGTGTATAGTTCTGACCACCACTAGCAGAAGCACCTGGGTCACCAGCATTCTCTGCTCCCCAACCACCTGAAGTGCCTTCACCGCCAATGCCTTCTTCATCAACATACGCTTTCACAAGCTTCATTGCTTTGCGGCGCTTCAGTTGCTTTGTGGTATCTTTTGATTCGAGGTCTTTGTCTAGACCAATAGGCTTATCGTCTGAGCCAGCACGATCAAAAGGAATGTTGTATCGGGCACTTTCGTATGGATTTGTAGTCACGCCTGTTGTATCCCCTTGACTCTGATTGTTACCACCAAAAGTGGCATTAAGCCCCATGATCTGCTTATCTTTGTAGTTTGGTGCTTTCTTGTACTTCTTTGGCTTCACATCTTCAAACACCGAAAGTGGATTTTTGTCTCCAGCATTCTGTGGATTATGTGGTTTAGCTGGATTCGTTTTAGCACGAGCAGCATTAGCAAAGTTTTGTTTGTGTATCTTTAAAGCATGTTGCTGGTCTTTAAGGTGTTTTGTCACAGCATCAGCTTTAGTTGGTTGTGCACCATATGGTCGATCAGAACGAATATCTGTGCCTGTGATTTTCTTTTTAATAGAATGCTGTTGCTTAGATACTGCCATCGCAGGTTCAGAAACGCGAGGTTTGCTTTGAAATCCAGGGTTGTTACCAACTGAGCCAGTTTTGAGTACATGTGGTAACTTAGGTTTAAACACTCTTGGATCCATGATTAGTACTTTCTTCTGTGAACCAAGCATCCCGTTCTGCCGCAGATATCACAGTCTTCCATGCTTTCTTTCAGACCCTTCTTGCCCTTACCAGCAGCCATGCCAGCGCGAACGTCATTATACATTTTTGTTCTTTGTTCTGGCTTCATTGCAGATGGTGCACCAGCTTCAAACTCTTTCTGGCGACCAGCACCAGCGTGCCCGCGCATGACTGATGCAGAGATACCAGCAACGCCTTCCGCGTCTGGATCGCGATCACCAGACGAATGGATGTTGATTTTTTTGAAGTTGTAGTACCCATGTGGACCATGAACACCATTGTATTGGTCAAGTAGTCTTTGATATTCTGGAATACGATCTGAACCAGCAACAAGATGTAGATCAGTAACACCATTCTCGTGTAGCTTTGACAAGTGATGCATTAGTGTAGGATGGTCTTTATCTGTTACAGAAGTATTGACATCAGGAAAAGCAGCCTTAGCGTGTTCTTCTTTTTGTTCTGGTGTTAATGGGTTCTTCTTTGGATCTTGTGATCGCGTGAGAACCATTGACGATGTGCCACCATTCTTCTTTGCTGTTTTTTTCACAACATCATATGCTGCTTCATGACCAGCATGTGGTGGATTTGCACGACCCCAGAACAGTGTGTGATGCTTGCGAAACATATCAGGATCAGCAGCTTCGGTACGAAGTTGTACGTCTGGATTGATTAGAATCTGATTTGGCTGAGAACCAGTCATAGTTGCACCAGCTTGAATAGCAGACTGTGTGCCCTTGGCAGCTTCGATTCTCTTTGTAATCTTATCGTAAAAATCGCCCATATTAACTTACCATCTTTGAGAGTTTGGGAGAATGGCGAAGAATGGCACTTCGAGCACGATTCGCTTGACTGAAGCCACCTTCACCACGATCAACGATCTTTAGCCCGTTTGAAACGAAACCTTCTGGTCCAGTTTCTTTGCCTTCAATCGCGTGCCCATATCCGCCATGTGCAGACTTGG